CAAGCGCTCAGCACGCTCGTTGTGAGGAATGGAGTTTTCGTCGATATACATTTTAGGTTCAATAGCGTAGAGATTCAGGCGTCCGCCGTCTTCATTAATGGTGGGCATTTCTTTTTGGGTTTGGTCTTCGGGCGAGCCGTAGTCGGCTTCCTATCACTCATGCGAGTCGGCTTAGCAGCAGACCCAAAAGCACGAGAAGACTTTTTTTCAGTAGTTTTCTTGTAGGTCATTTACCTTTAGTTTTTACACAGTTATTAACACGGGTACCAGCCTTGACTTTGGTACCACGCTTTTCATATCCTTTCCAGCACTTAGAGTCCAGGCGTGTTTTATTGGCAGGTTTCTTTTTCATGTGGATTACATGTTAAGTTCAGATCGTGCAAGTGCATCAAACACATCTTGTCGGTAGGCAGGATCATTGTCATAACGAGGATCATCCATAGCAGCGACAAGCTCGGCCTGTGACCTGAAGACAGGAGCCGAGGATTCTTGAGCTGCTCTACCTGAATACATACGGCCTTCGTAGCCTTGTTGTTCTTGATAAGTAGCCATGAGTCCAGCAACAGCAAGTTGAATAACAGCAGGGTCACCACTGTCTACAATGGAGTCGAATGCTTCAACATAATTAGAAGCTACATTCTGACTTGCCCATTCCATAAGGTTGGTATAAGCATCCTGACCACCAGCAAAGTTCTGAATCTGATTTACTTCAGAATCAGTAAGGTCTCGTGCTTCTGGTTCAGGTGCTCCACCATCCTCATAGACATTCATGTAGGCATCAACCAAGTCTTGAGAACTCATCTCAGTAAACATCTTGTAGGTATCTTCAGATAACTCACCGTTCTCCTCCCACTCTTGAGTGGCATCAAGGACAAACTGTTCAGTATCTGAGTACTCTACTTCTTGGGTTTCTTCTTCTTGGACTTCTTCTTCTTGCAGCTGCTCACCTTCAGGTTCAGCTTCTTCGGCATTTGGGTTACGTTCACCTAATTTCTGTTGGAGTTCAAGGTAAGCTTTCTCCAGCTGTTCAGCATTCTCATACTTACCAGCCAGCATCTTTGCTTCAGCCTCTTGGAGCTGTTCTCCTACTTGTAGAGAATCCATCTCATCAGCAGAGAACTCAGCTACATCAGCTGGAGTCGGGTCATAAGTCATTTCAGGCATTTCATTCCTCCTTCAGTCCATCAGCACTGATGACACGGAGAGTGCCTAGACCAACCCGTTCAACGTAGTTAGGTGAACGTCCAATCAGAGGTGGACACGTACGTTGGGTCTTCATCTTGCCAAGACTCTTCTCTTCTTCACGAGCTTCTGGAGTCTCAGCTTCCTTAAGCGCCGGCTTAGGAGGTGCCTTCCTCGGCTTCCTCGTCGGCTTCTGATAATTCATTTCCTGCATTTGTTAGTTGCTCAATTCCTTCAGGGTTCTTTTCAGGATCCATCAATGGTGAGTTAGCAAACTGACCTGCCTGTTTGACAAGCTCGTTCTGCTGAACCATCTGTTGCTGTTGAGCTGTATCTTGCTGGAGCTGTTGCTGAGTCTTGACGAGGTTAAGAACGTCAATACCTTGAGCTGCTGCTAGTCGCTTGATGTACTCTTCAGGTGAGATGTATTTCATGATGGCTTCTGGTCCCATAGTCTGTGCAATGGTGGTGATGAACTGAGTCAAGGACTGGTAGTCCTGTCCTCTACCTAGTGCATTAACACCAGCCACAATCTGTGGCCGTACAAGAGACTTGGGAAGGGTGGGAAGTTGCTTGCTGCGTTGCAGTACAAGCATTACCCTATTCAGATAAGGTACGAGGAACTCGACGGTCAGCAATGAGAACATTCCACCTAACCCTTGCTCTAGTTCGAGCTGAGTTAGACGGACTTCTTCCGCAGTGGTTCGCTCACTCTGCCTAATTTGCAGAACGAGGAAACCTTCATTGATTCGACCACCAAGTTGCTGCGCCATTTCAGCTGCAGTTCTGAAGTCTGCTGTCTTACCAACTTGAACGACTCCAATCTCATCAGGTCTACCCTGAATGATTGCTCCGTTACCAGCGTTGGCAAGGGTTTGTGGTTTGGTAGTAGAAGATGGAGCAACAACAAAGACAACCTTTGCTGCAGCTGCACTGCCTTCTACGAGTGCTTGGGATAGTGCTTCAAGGGAACGAAGGTCACCCAAGAACTCTTCAACTCGGCCTCGGCCATAGTTCTCACCATCAACCACATTGAATCTTAACGGCATCCAAGGTGATGCATTTTTGGGTGCGGAGCTACGGCTACCAGGGATGATCATGTCTTCCACTTCTTGGTGCCAGGTCCAACGACCACTCTTATCATCACACTTGACGTAGGTGTACACCTCAACGTCTGCCGAAGGATAACCTTGCGTGTTGCCATCGTCTCCGACAGCATTAGGGATAGGCATTGGTAGGTCAGCCTGCAATACCTCACGCGCTATAAGTTCTTTAGTAATAATCTCAAGGACATTCCCATCACCATCGCGGTTAATCACATAACGGTTTATAGGGAATGACTTCAGACCAGTCTTGCCATAGAAGAGGAGAGCATTACCAGAGACAATCAAATGCTTGACTGCCTGATGGAGATACACCCTGTCATCAGAGGCATTGATATGGTCCATTACCATCCTCTCAATCTTAGAGAATGACAACTCAAGTTCACTCTTAACAGTTGGGTCAAACATTTCACCCAGCTTGTCATCACGAACTTGTAATTTAAAGAAGGTTGTCTGCGGAGGCAGCAACGCCAGCATCAGTTTCGATGCAAGGTTAGTTACTGCCTTAGCGCCAACCGACTGCCAGGGAGTAAGCAATCGCTTATGAGTNTCCCNAGCATCATCATCATCTTTNAGAAGATAAGGTAATGTGAGCCTGCTGCACTCTCGGCCAACGTCCAAGAACTGAGAACGTGAACCTCTGAGTTGTTGATAGCGGTCTCTTGCCTTATACATTCACTCCACCACCACCATCACTACCAGTGTTTACACCAGTACGTGGGATACGGAGTGACCCAGTACCTCGTGACTGTTGGCCACGATCTTTCTTCTTCTTCTTACCAGGCTTGAAAGTAGTACCACCTTCATCGGAACTCAAGTTCGACACCTGCCTAGGAGGCGGAGGAGGAGCTGGAGCAGCCGGCGGAGGAGGCGGAGGAGCTGCCTGAGGCAAGGGAGCCTGAGGAGGAGGAGGAGGTAGAGGACGCCGATTCCTGCGGCGCCTATTTGATCCACACATAATTAATCATTAAGTCGGTTGTGTATCCACTCAATTACTGAGCGTTGTCCTGCGCGATACATGATTGTTGAAATCGAATCAGCAGGACCAGGGTTAGTAGGTGGAAACAAATCATCGAGTTCATTGATAATAGAATTAGCTTGGATACCAAGCGTCTCCATCAACTTAATCTCGGTAATGTTGTCAGGCATATTGTGGGAGGTTTACATTGCTATGCTCAAAGAAGGCAGGCATACGAGCACTTTTCGTGTCAGAAAGTTGAGGTGCCTTACCTTCATACATNAGTCGATCGCTGGAATCCAGCCAAAAATTTTTCGACAAATATTTATCAGGGTTATCAGCTTTGAGCGGTTGCATAACCCAGGCAACCGTGGCTTTCCGTAGCTTGTCGAGTGAAGGCGAGTAATCAAGACCCAACTCACGACATACAAGGGAGTTTGTAGCCACATGAATCTGCTCATCACGAGAGATATCAGCTGATACCGTTCTCAGTCCAGCGTCTCCACAGAAGCGAAAGAACGGGAGGAGAACAAAGAAGACGCTTCTCTCCAGAACCATTGCCTTGCATATGGTGTGGTCTGGGTGATCTTCCCAAGCTTTTGTAAGCGCTGCTGCTTCTCTTTCAGCCGTTTGATCAGTACCGATCGCTCGTGCTGCGAAACCAAGTGCTCTGTCATGATTTTCCTCATCGATAATGTTCATTTTTAAGATCTCTTGAGCTGCTTCAGGTACCTCGCCCTTAAGACCAGAGGCAATAAAGTCACCTACTGGGAGCTCAAGCTGCCTAAGAGCGAGTGCGCGGAAGATAGCCTCTTCTGCACCTTCTTTTAGTTGACCTGCAGTTGTTTGAACAGGTGTCCAAGTTCTTTTACGAGAGATTAGTTTGTCGTATGGTGTCATTAGTCTGTAATACCGACGCTAGAAAATACTTCATTGATGTCATCAGGAGTAGGGTCACTATTCGGATGATCAACATTACTGAGCTGACCTTGCAGCTCTGACACAAGAGCATTCGCTGCAGCAAGTGCCTGCGAAAGCTGATTGTTGTTAGTCGTCAGAGTTGTGATCTTATCGTTAAGCTCAGTAATTTTACTCTCTAGCTCAGAGGTGTCAACACCACCGAGTTTAATCTTGCGTAGTTCTTCTACGATGTTGCCTAGTTGCACAATCTCTTGTGCT